GTAATCTCTAGGCCGTCGACTATACTCGTTTACGTTCTAATTAATTGTATAGTAAGAATAATATATAGAAATTTTTTGAAAAGAGCAAGAAATCCTTGGGAATAAAGTTAAGTTTTTAGAATTAAAATTATGCTCTTGCTAACTCTGCTTCAGCAGCTTTAATTCTAGTTATAAGACTTTTAACCTCTATATCTATTTTGACCATATTTAACGTATATCTATTTTCTTTTTTATGGTCTTCGTCCCATTTCTGATCTAGAGATTTCTTCTTCTTGTAAAGGTCGCTTATCTTTGCTTGAAGTTCCGCCATCCTCTATCTCCTCGTATGTTACACGCAATGATTTATCATCATAAAATGCGTTATACTCCATTTTTATATCATTTTTTCGGATTTTGTCAATTATAGCATTTTCTATGCTTTCAGCGGAATCTCTACAAAATACGTCAAATTGCATGAAGTATCCGTAGGCAAATATTTTAACAAAGAATCTTTTTTCCATAATTTTGAGACAAAAAAAGGGGGCTCGAAAGCCCCCTTTTGTTTAGTTCGGTTAATTATTACGCACCTGGTGAACCAAAGATACCTCTAGGGTCTGAGAATCCAAAAGAATATCTCTCTCTAGCTTTGTATCTAACATTACCAGTATCGAAATCACCTTCCATAGCAGTTTTGATTGGTGCTCTGACAAACATTTTCATACCATTAGGCACGTCTGTTTTGATAAAGAACGCATCTGGGTCAGTTAAAAAGTTATTAACTACGTATCCTTGTGGAATCATTCCCATAGATACTGTTGCGTTGATATCATTGTCAGCAGTTCCAACTCTGTTAGCGGACTTCATTAATCTTTCCGCTGTGAATTGTAATTCACTAGGAATGATCATTTTCACTCCTCTAGCTGCTATTTTAAGACCTCTTTCGTCTGTCATTTGAGCAATGTCAATAATTGCTTGCTCTAATGATGTTTCGTTAAGGTCTGCTGAAGTTTGCAACTCATTTGAAAATGTACCTGCAACAGTTGGGTGATCAGTAGCACATAACTCCTTACCATCTCCACCTGCGTTTGCAGCATTAAATGCGTTGTTCAACACAGCGGCAGCTTTTACCTGCTTAGTGTTTGCCATAGATCTTGCTAAAGCCTTTGTATATCTAGACGCAAGTCTGTCATACAAGTTATCCTCAATCGCTTCTTCAGTGATTGCGAATCCAAGTGCTATGGTTTCGTGATTGTATCGAGAAGTGAAAGTCTCTTGAGCATCATCGAATGATACACCTTGACCTTCTGCTTTGACTTGCGCGTTTGCAAATCCAGAAAGCATTACTTCTTCTTCGAATGCTCTGTCTGAATTCTCAACATCGTAAATCTCTGCGTGTTGGTTCTCGTATCTTTTGTATTCCAGGCCGAATAAAGCATTTAAACCTGGCTCTAGTTCTTTAACTAGCTGTGATCGTGATATAGCCATAATTTATTCTCCTTATATACCTGTTGCCAAAGATCCAACTAGGTACTGATGCAAGTTACATTTTACAATAACTGAACAGTTCGCAGCTGTTTGATCTTCGTTTTCTGGATCTTCAGCGATTCTGACGATTCTTAATTGCTTAGCAGTTGTAGCCGCTGTTGCAATACTGACTCGTACGCTTGATAATCCTGTTGATGTACTACCTGCAGCAGCAGTTGTTGCATAAGTTTGTCCAATTTTGGATTGTCTTAAAGCAACTGTACCGCCTAATGTAGCGTCCGTTGCAACGATGTATTCTTGAAAAGGGTCATCGTTGACGAATGCTGTCACGTCTTCACTATTCGCAGGTGTTGTTCCTGTTGGAAAGTAGTTACTAAAAGTTGGTTTTTTAGATGTTGCATCTGTGTATGTTACACCATTCAACACACCAACCATAGCAGTTCCAGCAGCAGCTGTAGTTATATAACCACCAGTTGCAGCATGGATGTTTACTTTTACAGGTTCACCTTGAAATATATTAGCACCATGACCAGCATCTATTTGGTATTTAGACTGACCTTGAATAGCAGGTGTGTTACCTACTCTCATTGCTGCCTTTAAACCAAACCCTTGACTGTTTGCGTTTGCCATTTTGTTTTCCTATATTTGTTTCGTTGGTTTAGAAATTGTTAAAAGAACTATTTCTTTGTACCACCGAAGGTTACACGTGTTTGCCTATCTTGATTAATAGGCATACTTGGGTGCTGTTCCTTCAAAAGATCGTTGTTTACTGCTTCGTCTTTTTCACGAGCCATACGTGCATAATACTCATCACGTTGTCTTGCAATCTCTTCTGGTATCCTTGCCAGCACAAGGCCTCCGCTTCCGATCATACCTGCGTATTTTCCTTCAGTATGGCTGTTATAATGTTGTCCTGGATAAGCGTCCGCTCTAACCAGTGACCAACCAGCCCTTAACTTGTTAGCTATATTATTTGAGTTGTCTTGGCCTCTTATTTCAGTGGCTAGCCATCTCTGTCTATAGCCGTCTGGCGCAGGTGGTGCTTCCAGAGCATTGGGTGGAGTCCAAACTTTTGGTTTTTCTTCCGCTTGCCTACTTTGGCTTGCGCGAGAGGTTTTCATTTGTTCATTTGTCATATGCTTCTGCCCTCCTTCGCGTATTTTTCTCTTGCATAATCTTCTAGTGACACACCTATTCTTCTAGCAATTGCTACCTCTGTGGGTGTGAGTGACACAGTTTTGTTGCGTCCTGTTGCAGCTGGACGTTTAGCTGAAGCTACAGTTTGAGCAGGTCTTGCTTTTTCTGTAGTTGGTTCATCCACCTTATCAAATTTATTTGGGAATTCAACCCTTAATCTACGATCTAATTCACTAAAATAATCGTCAGATGAGCCTTCATACCCTTCACTCATAAGGTCGTCATGAATATCATAAGCTGTTGCTGTCATGCCTTTTACTTTACCAAACCAAGACTTATTATTATCTATCCATTCTTGAGTTTTATCATCAATGGGTGGTCTTTGTTGTGGTGCTACAGCCTCTTCTTGAGGTTGTTGCATGATTTGTTCTTTTTTAGCTTGAGAAGTTTTAAGTTCATTTAATCTTGCCTCTTCAAAACCTAATCTAGATATTTCTTTTTGAGCCTCTACTTCAGACTTAATATCGTTTTCTTCTCTAGCTTTAGCTAATTTAATTTGAGCAGCTTCAACTCCAGATTTAATCCTAGTTTCAACTTCAGAAACATAATTAGTATCTAACTTTTCAAGTCTAGATTTTAACTTGTCTCTTTCCGCCATGATTAGTTTCGTATATTCAGAAACTTCATCTCTTTGTCTTTCAGCTTCTCTTCTTTTAGCTACTTCTCTTCCTATTCTTCTCTTAACATTGAAACCATATTTTTTTATTTCATCTTCAGAAAATCTTTTATCTTTTTGTTCTTTAGTTTCTTCAGACTGTTCTTCAACAACAGGCTGCTCATCAGATTTCGCAGATGTATCATCGGTGCTACCACCGTCTTCAAGTTTTGTTTCACGTTCGTTTTCATAACTTTTATCGGTTCCTTTTTCTTGTTCGATTTTAGATTCTTCGACAGGTAATTCGACTTCTGCTCCTGGGCCCGAAGTATCTATATCAACAGTTTTTTCTTCTTCTGCCATTACTCCTCCTTAAATATAATGCAATACAGATTCGGGGTCAGAAATAGTTCCTAACACTTCATCGTCATTTAGTAGTCTAACTTCACCACCTTCTATAGGTAATCTAGAGCCTGCATATCTAGCAAAGATAACCCAATCACCTTCTTTACACCATTGTCCTGTTGGAAATTTATCAGAATCATTGTAACATAGTGGCCCCATTTTTATTACATAACCACAATTAGTTGCAGTTCTTAATTTTTCTAGGGATTCTTGTGCAATGATAATACCACCTTTTGTTTTTTCTTTTGGCGTAAAAGGTAATACTAATATTCTCCAACCAGATGGTTGAGGTAATTTTGATACTAAATCTTTTATGTTATCTGGATTTAATGGTTCTTTTTCTTCTTTTTTTTCTTTGTCGTATTTTTCTTGAAGTGCCAATCTAGTTTTTGGGACTTCCTTTTCCGAGTTCGATAATGTTGTCATCGTCTATATTTTGCTCCTTTGGTTCTAGCAGGTTAGAGATTTCCTGTAATACTACTTGATAGGCAAATGCCTGTCCTAACATATACTTATATTTCTCCATGTTGTCAATACCTCCAGCAATCATTGCAGCAGCGATATTATCAACATTAGTTTTTAAAAATTTTTGTATCTTTGGTATTAGTTCGAGGTCATTCATACTTTAAACTCCTGTAATATTTTTATTTTTTCTTCAGCATTAGCTATCTTTTCAATTAATTTATCTACTTCATCCACATGCTGTGGATGTTCTCCAATAGCTACAGGTTTTTCTAGATAAATTTTTATTGTTGCTTCTGCTTCAGAAATCTGTGCGTTATATCTGTCTTCTAATGCTTGTAGTATTACCGCTCTAAAATCTGCCATCTAACATTTCCATCTTCTACGAGCCTGTCTTAGTCTTGAATTAGGATCTCTCGCAGCTTTTGGAAATTTTTTCATTTGGCCTGCGCTTCGCGCACAAAAAGACTTACGTCTTTTGGCAGCTTTAGATCCTGGTTTGACTTTACCAGTCACCGCTGTTTTTAGTTTAGAGCCAGGATTTAATCTTCTGTAGGCTTTGACCCCAGCTTGTGTCATGCCTGCGCCCGACTTTGTCGAACGAAAATTCTTTTTATTTCTTGCTGGCATAGTGCCTTTTGATAATTCTACTCTCATCATTAAAAATAAGTTATCCTTGTCATATCAACCATACCACCAGTTGCTCTTTTAGTTCTTTTAGCAAATGTTGCTGCTCTACTAGGTGTAGGGCCTGTATTCGCTTTTGCTTGTTTTCTTCTTACGGCACCCGCACGCTGCCCTTTGG